TTTGATATGGCTGCCAGTTTCGGTGGTTATCCATTTGTGTTTATCGCTAGCTGCATCAGCACGAATCATTAGCTGTCTTTGCTTTAGTGACAATAGCGCAATTTTTAAAGATATGTTGTTCATTGTTTTTTATACTCCTGACCTTTCTTAGTTAGCATGTCGTCTGGTAGGCGGTTCAGCCTAAACAAATATGAGCCATAACATTGACAAAATATAGCCTGTCCGAATTGGTCGGGCAGGTCTTCGTAATAATCGCCTTTCACTAATCCCGCTTTATCTGCCCAACTGTCACGGATTAAAAAGGTTTTGCCGTCTAGCTCTTTGTGATTGTGTCGGTAATCATAATTTTTTTGCCGCCAATGGCTATTCCACGTTACCGCAACCGCGCCACCATCAACCGCAACAATGTTATTAACATTGGCAATTAATTTGCTGTTCTGATCAATAATTACCCGCCGTTCGACAAAATCAAGCTGTGACAGTGCCTTTTTAATACCCTGCTTAACTTCCACCTTGTCATCAATGACCGCACCGCCTGTGGGTATTGACGTACTCCAGCCGATAAACCGCTGTAGCGTGTCATTAACCGCCGTTGTGCGGTTTAGCTTTATCAGTGACGTGCTGGCAAGTATGCGCCTGTCTAACTCGTTGTATATGCGTGGTGATAGATTCGATTTATTGAATCTACTGATACCCATGCCACGCAACGCGCTACTTGCTGCATTGTGCATTTTGGGTGCAAGTGATGCGCGTACTGACTGCTTTAGCTCATCATCGTTTTTAATGCCTGTTCGCTCTATTGCAATCGATAATTCGCGCACCCATTTTTCCACGCGCTCAGGGCTGTCATAGCCGTGCCGCTGCAAGTCTTTGATTGCGTTGGTTAGTACCTGCTGTGGCGTTAGCATTGGTTATTATTGGCAGGGTAAAACTGTAAAGAAATCATCCTAACCCCCAAAACGATGTTTCATTGCTGCGTAGGTACCAGGCGTTTCTATGGTTAAACCTGTTTCCGCATCGTACCAGCTACCGTCTTCGCTCTGTGTCGGCATATCTGGCTCTTCTTCGCGATATACACTTGACTGATTAGCTCTAATGTTAGAGTTATGCTCAATGCTAAAGCGAGCAGATATTGATCTAAGCCACGAATCTTGTTTTTCGCTCAATGTTCTTTTTTTAGAAATTGAGTTTAAAAAATCTCGTTCTTTTTGACTTAAAAAACCATTTGATTTAAAAATAATTAGTTCTGCGGTTTTACCGATTGAATCTTTTTTGCTATTTAGATTCTTTAATTTTTCTTGGTTCTTTTCTTCCGTTGCCTTTGCTTCCAAGTCTCTTGCTGCTTGAGATTTTTTTTCAAGCAAACTTTTTGCGTCGTTATATTCTTTATCTCTATTTTTTTCGGCTTCGTATAGCCCGTACTCTTTTTTTCCGCGTGCAACAGAGGCATCGACTTGTAAATAAACTCCTTTTCTTTTCATTCTTCCTTTGAAGTCTTCAACTTCCATTGTTGACGGGTCAATTAGAGCTATTGTGTCTGTTTTAGCGTCTTTTATCTCAATTAGACCGTTGCTCTCTTTTCCGAGCGAATAGCCTTTTGCTGATATTCTTTGTTCAAAGAAATCCATTTGTGGTGTCATTGTCCTATCTCCGTTTGCCGCCTCGGACTGAGACGTTGAAGAAAGTGCACCCGCACTTTCTTGTTTTGTCAAATTATTTGACAAAACAGGGCTTGAAGCTAGAGTTTGCGTCTGATTAGCTTGCTTAGCCGTTTCCGCACGCTCAGCATTGGTCGCATACTTCGTAAACTTCTTAGTGCCTCCCATTTCAGACAAGGGTTTGCCGTTGAACTTACCACCCGCGCCAGCAACGATATTGCCATCGCCATCGACTTTGATATGGCTGCCAGTTTCGGTGGTTATCCATTTGTGTTTATCGCTAGCTGCATCAGCACGAATCATTAGCTGTCTTTGCTTTAGTGACAATAGCGCAATTTTTAAAGATATGTTGTTCATTGTTGCATTGCTCCGTCTTGTGGCATTTCGGGCTGCTGCTGCTGTTCTTCTTGATAGCGTTCGTAAGCATCAAAATCAAGCTGTAATTTGTTCGGGAACAACTCTTTAGCTTCGTTAATTGTCGATTCGTAAAACTGCAAAAACAGCGACTGATTAGCGGGATCTAATTTGTCGAACACAGCAGTCATTAAGTCATTGACTGCCTTAAACTTAGCCTCAGATACTTTTACCTTTTCACTTTCTGGCTCTTTTATTAGCGATTCCCACTCGTAGCTAAAATTATCGCACCATTGCTTAATCGCAACCGCATACGATACGCCGCCATATTCGGCGGGATAACGCGCCTGTATTGTCGTGTAAAACTCAGGAGTCCACGCTGCTTTCCTAATAATGTGATCTAGCCATTCGTACAGTGTGGCGTGTTTCTCTCTGAAGTTATCGAGATACGCGCTAATCTGTTTAGCATCTTCGCTACCCTCGCCAAACCCACTAGCGAAAGTTTCAGCCAACAACAACAACGCAGGCATTTTGTCGGAACTGGCGATATTCTCAAGAATGTTTTTCCGCGCCGCGTTTAATGCGCTGTCTAAATTTTGCAGGTTTAATGATTCGATGCTGTCATCAATGCCGATTTCTAAGACGTTGCCAGTGCTTGACGACTTGAGCCAAGAGCGTTTTATCGCGCCTATTTTCTGCATCATGTTGTCGATAACACTGCCGCTTTTTTTAGTCTTTTGAACTAAAACGCCGCACTTTTGCGCCACCATATCATCAGCAATCATTGTGCTGATAAATGACTTCAACGGGTAAATGGCACGGGTAAAAACAGACCTGCCAGTAAAACCAAAAGCTGAAGCTGTCCATGACAGATAAACAGGGCATTCGTTCACTACTTGAAACGTGCGGCTGTGATGATAATCTTTACCCGCAACCATTACGCCTCGTATTTCTTGAAAATCGTAGTCGTTTGGGTTTTGAGTTAATACTCCAGTTCCCGCTGTGTTTAGTGGGTCTAGGGCGTTAAATACCCATTGTTGCCGTTGGCATAGTTGCCAATCCATATTAACGTCTGGCTTGATAGACTTGTCTTTAAACACAATCGCTAATGCACCAGTACCGTACATGCGACTGTTGCGCACAACCATTTCAACAGCTCTATTGGTTTTTTGCTGCGTCCATGTTTTTTGAAACTGCTCTACCACTTCGTTCGGCGCGTCTTGTATAAATATCTCGCGCTTAGTCATCAAGCCTTTATCAATCGGCAGGTCAATTATTTTCGCTCCTAGCGGGTGTTTTAGATAGATGTCTTTGCACAGCTGATAAGAGATAGTGCTGCCGACTTCAACATTATCGAGTGCTGTTTGTAGCGTTTGACCGCTACTTATTGTTAATTCTGCTGTGTTCATTATTCTAAAAGTCCTATGGCTACTGCGTAGGTAAAACAGTCTAACAAGTCATCCTGTCTTTTGCGGTTATTGTCGCAAGGTCTGAATGTTAGAACTTGTGATAATAGATGATTTCGCGTGACTTGTTTGTAAGTTGTTGTTTTATTATAAGCGTTTTCGGATAGCTTTACATCACTACGATAAACGTGTCCGCTAACGGCTATCGCCCGCTCATCCTTGCCTTGGGCTGTCAGCTTGCTATCAATCGCTTGAGCGTTCCAACCACGCCTATCAGCTTGCTGCAAAAGTATCTGTCCGCTTGCCTTGTCTTCAATGTACACGCCGCCGCTTCCAAATATCGCGCAGCATTGTTTAGCGTAGTGTTCGAGATTTTCAAAAACAACGGGCAGCCAATTTTCTAACAATGCGCCGTCTAGCTGAACAATGTCCCAGTCTAATATCACCAGCGGGTAGCCGTGCCGCATAGACCGCGCCACATAGATAACGGCTGTCCCGTCATGCTCAACGCCTGATTTAATCGCGCTGTCTATGATTGCAAAAACAGCATCGCATTTTTTAGGGTATGGTACAGGTCGATTATTGTCTAGCAGACTATCTAGCGTGAAAAATGCGCTACTTGACCAATCCACAAATTCGGCTAAGTATTCTTGTTTGAAGACCAGCGGATGATTATCGCGCTCTAGCTTGTCCAGTTCTTCTTTTGGTAGATATGGGTTTGTGTGCGTAGGTGCGCGAAAGCGGGTAAATTGATATTGTTTTTCGTGGAAAATTTTGTAAAAAAAGTTCTCCTCGTTTATGCCGTTTGGTGTGCTTGCCGCGATTGCTTGACCGCGAAAGTCTAACAAAGTTGGTTTTATGGCGCGTTCCCATACATTTGTCATCGTGCTATCTTTCGCAAATGACACCTCATCTAATAGCGCAACATGATACTTTCTTGACCTGCCCGCCTGTTCATTTTCAAGCGACCAAAAGTCTATCCTGCCGCCCGTTGTAGTCCTAAAAACGCCGTCATTCTTCCCGCTAGCTTTTGCTCTGATAGGGTGTAAATCTTGTGCTATGCGCTCGTAGAACTCGCTAAGTAGCTTGTACTGAGGCACAAAATAACCAACGCACTGACCTTTAATCGCGCTGTTTTCGGCAATAGTCAGCAACATTTCAGACTTGCCCCACCTGCGCCCGCACGATACCGCTTTAAATCTTGCCCCGTGCGTAACAATTGCACATTGCCCCGTGTGTAGTGTTGGGATTATTAGTTCCATTCGTCAATGACTACGCCGCCGTTATCCTTTTGCTGTTCAAGCGGCAATCCGCCCTTGATTGTAATCTCGCTGGTTACTTCTTGCTTAGTCACAAAATCCCCGTCCATCTTACCAATCACCTCAATAGCCTTTATCCGCTCTAAAGGTTTCGACATCGCCCACTTCGCTATCTTTTCCAAGCCGCGCTTTCTGCCGTCCTTTGTTAAAAGGTCGCACTCGTCAATAGACAGATTGTCGGTAAAAAGGTCGGTTTGTTCTTCCATCGCTTTATCTGCGCTTTAAAATTTCCAATTTCAATCGTCATTTGCTATCACAAAATAAAAAACACTATACCACAAAAACGATAGACAAAAAAAACCCGCTTAGCTTGGAAAAGGCTAAGCGGGTCAATTTTAACTTAGGAGAAAGTATAATGGAAAAGCAATTGAGAAAGTCTCATCAAGAATCACTCGCTAATTATTATAGCTATTTTTTTATCTCTTGCAAGTTATTATTTAGCGTCCTGTCTGGCATAGCTTAACGATTGAACGCGCTTTTATCTCAGCTTGATACTCAAGCCAAGAAAGACGGCTTATTAAAGATGGATAAAGCGGTGACGTAGAATCGCATTTACGCAAAGCACTTACCATAGCATCTAAAAATTTAACTTCATCTTGATGCCGACCGCTCAATACTGTAAAAATTTTATTCATTTTTATTTCCCCGCAATATACGCGTGACTGACAGAGTGAACGCTGCCTAAGCCAAGCAAGCCCCAGCTAAGCTCATTCAATGCTGATAA